AAATATAGTCTCTCAAATATGAAGGAAAGTTGACTATGTAGACTAGGTAAGATAGTGATCGTACCATTTATAGTTAGGTAACCTTTACAGACAACCGTATCTGAGTGACCACAAGCATCTATTGCCGCCTGTACCACCGTTAAAGAATCCGTTCCGAAGGCGATTAGAACCCAGCCTCTCACCCCAGACCGAATCGCACAACTATAGGTTGTTCCACTAAACGTATACTGGAAAACCACGACTGAGTAGGGAAGCTGATAGGTTCCTATGTCGGCTGGCGGGCCTTCCTGCCGAAAATCAGTTAAACTCGCAACCTGCGCCATTACGTATCCTCCTTCAGCAATCCTCTCAACTCTGACGGAATCTTCGGGTTCACAGTCTTAATGCGCTCTTTCAGCCACTTCGTAGCCGTCTCCTTCTCAACAAGTGGAACATTGCACTTCATGCAGTACGCTACTCCATTCATCTTATTCTGGTGATCGATGTCTCCACATTCAGGACAGACCAGTCCATCCACGCCTTCAACCTTCGGAATCAGCGAGGAATACTTCTCATTAAGTTCTCTCAGGATCGGGTCGTACTGTCTTTTCAGCGAGTCAGCTTTTTCCATCGCCTCATCAAGTTCCCTCTGCCAATTCACCTTACTGTTCCTCATCTTCAGTTGACGCTTCTCAGCGTGAGCGACCTGTCTTGGTATATCTGCCTCAAGCCCCCCTAGGAACTCTGGATGCGCCTCCAAGAACGCTTGCTGCTCAGGACTCAGATTCGACGTATCGATCATGCTTCAACACCTGCCGCACTCACATAGGTTGAGCCACCTGTCACATCACTTGTCTGGACAGCCGGTTGCTGAGCGGCTGAGAACGAACGTCCATCTTCACTGCCCCACACCCGAGTCGTCTGCGCAGGCACATCAATCGTCAATTTTGTCGCGCCCCCACTAAGTAACACCGTGACCACCGTATTATTGGTTCCCGCATGCCGTATCGTAATCTCCCGTATGCGCCTCACCTTTCCAACTCCAACAGCAGCCCCTAAGTTTTGCTCTCCACCCACCCCCGCAGCGTCAACTTCTACTTCTTCACTTTCCCAGTGATAGAGCTGCAACCATTGCTCAGGATTCGTATGCGTCCCCAAATCCAGTGTAACCAGCGGATTCGAGGCAACCCCCTTCTCCACACTAGCGCCGTCAACTAACACGAGGCCCTCAGCGTGAACCTCATCAGCGCCCACCGTATTCTTGAAGGTTTGCAGTTTCTTCCCAGAACTATCTGGGGCCGTTTGAACATAGGAGTGAGTCAATACGATACCTCTCCAATTTTAATTCCTCGCGAGATTAGAGGTTGCGTTTTAACCACGTCTTCAGCAACTCCAGCGTCTCCATTTGGTGCTCATGTCGCTGCTCATCGCGGTCAACCAGTTCCTGCAGCATCTGTTCAAGGGTGGTTAAACGGTCAAGCACCTCATCTCGACGTGACACCCCCTCATCGAGACGTTTCCGTGTCTGCAGGTTCCCCTGCAGCCGTGTAAGAATATCCTGTGTCGCTGTCAACCAAGTCACCTCAAGACGCTCTTCTCGGAAGCTACTTCAGATACTGCAACAGTCGACGGCTTCTCTCCACAATGTCAACCATATCCGCTGCCGTCGTCTCCTTAGGGGTCTCCCCCTCACGTTCTTGCCTCTGCCACTTCGCCTCACAGTCCTCCACGGAACCCCCCTCCGCCACACAGGCCTTTATGAACGCGTCTTTCTCAGACGGCTCCTCCTGATCCTTCACCGCAGACAACAGGGTGTCGCGCCCAAACGTCTTCACCAGCCGAGTGGAAAACTCAAGGCTACCGAGACGCGCAATCTCGTCGCAGATCGGGCAGTCGACCTTACTCTTCACAACGACCTTCGCATTGGTCTGCGGGCAACCGACAACCGCCTTAATGCCCTCCGTAATACTGATAGTCCTCAGAGACTCCGCATCAAACACGTCAGGGCTCCTATGTCCACTCCGAATATATTCCTCCGTGGTTTCCCAAGGATCCCCACCCAACTTTCGCTCCATATCCTTCATCTTCCCCAACTCGTCAACACCGATCCCACAGTAGGGACTCGGACACCGACCGACGGGAACCGCCGCAGCCACATGATCAATGAAGATGTTGCGCTGCACAAAATCATAGGGTTCCCCACCCCACTCACCAGCCGTCTTATCCTCATCATAGAGAAACCCGATGGACACATCTTTCTTCGCCCCTCCCCGTAACTCGTCAATAAGCGCCGACGGCACCAACCGCTTATAGAGACGCAGATCGGCACGGATACCCCGACACATGGGACGCTTCGTCTTCACATCTATCAGGTCCTTCGCGAATCGAGGGTTCTCAACTCGACCCTTAATGTCTTCGCGCCGCAGGATAAGTTGAGCGTCCGGATGCTTCCCCGTGGTGACCCATCGTCCCTCCGCGGTCCACGCGGCTTTCTCCAACTCGTCCGCCGGCTTATAGGCTCGACCCTCAGGGTAAGGGTGTACGATTTCCCGCGCTATCACGGCCTTAAATACGATGGAATCCTCATCCTCAGCCAACACGCCGCCGTCGAGGGTGGCATAGTCAAACCCTAGTTTACGGTCCATACTCATGATTCACCTTCACTTCCTCTCTTCTTCTCTTTACCCAACGTGAACTCAAAGAAACCTATCCGCGTCAACCAGCAGCGACAATTAGCATCGCGAGGCATATGCTCATTCACCGCAATCACATCCACGCTGATGATGTCAAGGTATGGGAACAACAGCCGAATCTTGCTCCCGATCACCACCGCCATATGCGCGTGTCGGCTACACACCTCGCAGACGCGGTCATCTTGCATCGTGTGGTACTGCCACAGATCATAATCGCTGAAGAATGTATGCGTGCCACGCAACTCGGAAGGAATCCAGTGTTTCTCCACCCCAATGGCGCGGACTGCGTCAATGGCTCGCAGGAGGTTGCTCAGATGTGGGCGCCTCCTTCGCGGTGGGATGCTGATACCGACGCACCAAATAATCCTCATTCGCTGATCCGCCCGTTGAGAACGGGTTCGATGCCTGCTTCAACATCTTCCCCTCCCCATGTGGAAGTGGGCCCAGCTCCGTCGCCTCACACAAGGCGCGCACCTCATCCAACAACATGTATTCCAATCGGATCTGCTGCGCCTGCTCCCTCGCCAGCTCCGTCAACGCCTTATCCTTCGCGTTTACCTCAAACCCGCCGACCCAGTTAATCTGATAATCCTCCACCTCAGCCTCGATCTGGCCACTCGCCATCAACGCGTCAATGAGGACCCGAAGGTAACGCTCAAACGCGGTCTGCGCCGACGACACCACCTTGAAATATTCCCGCTCATTCACCTCAGACCCGGTCAATGCGCCCGCCTGCGCCCCCCGCAAAATAGGCTCAGGAATCTTCGTGGCGACACTCAACGATTCCATAATGGGTTGCGTGTACCTCTGCGGGTCAAGCGCTGAGCTGCCGACCCCCTTAAACTCCAGCTTCTCCCGTTCACTGTGCACAAAATAGGTGCGCGCATTAATGTTGCTGAATCGTCCACTGGCATAGAACGCTTCGATCACGTCATCTGAGGCACCCTGCAACTCAATATCGGGGAACCCGGGCCCGTACCGGAACATGGTTTGGCCGATGCTCCATCGAATATTATCCAGCATCTCCAAGTCGTTATAGGCGGGATCGAGGACACTGATGCCCTCCCACTCTTTCTTCCCGATCTCAATGGGTTTTCGAGTGGCGCAGTGAATCATCCGGCTCCAATGTATCGTGGTGTCCCCCAGATTGAGGCGCTTCACCGTATACAGTTCAGGGAGACCATAGCGTTCACTCGTCTCATCCGTGACGTCGCGGTCTACCGTGAGCTGGTTCTTGCCATAGGCATAGAGTTCCCGAATGTCAGCACCTGGCCTCACAGGCTGCGATAAATCATCGCCATCCGTGAAGCCGACGGCAATAGCTGAGAATCCATGAATCCTCTCCAGCGTCGCAGCGGCCGTGAAGGTTTCTCTGGCGTGCAGCGTGGTGAGAACGTTCTGAATCTTCACATCCAGCTCTTCATCGTTGCCTTCGGTGCGCAGATCATCCACGGTGAACCAGTTGTCAAACATGTCCTCCGCTACACTGAAGGTGACGAAGTGACCCACAGGGGTTCTCGTGGAGGCCCACTCCCGATCCGCGTCGGTGATGGTGCGGTTCCATTTGGCTTCTCCTCCCAGCCCGATGCCTCGGATGCTGAAGGCGGCGGTGTCCTGCGCAATCTTTAATGCGTTGGCTAAGGATTCGACTTGCGTCTTTAATGCGGGAACCGCGTGGAGGAGTGATGCGTCCGCGCCGACTTTGACGCCTAAAGCAACGTCTCTAGCGTCTCGGATCCGTTGAAGAATACTCATAGCAATATCACCATAATCATCACCCTACCGTAACCTCCTGTGAAGGGCCCTGAGGCTACCGAAACTTAAATGCGAACTCTCCACTGCTGATCAGGTTGCGCGTCACCACTTCGCATGCATCTAACGCGCAGTCATGTTGTCCCCGTGGAAACTGCACCCACTCATTCCAGAACTCGGAGCGCTGAGTGTTCATCAATGGATTCACCTCGACTCGACTGCTTTGAAAGTGGCTGCTCATACTGATGAGGCGCCGCTCCTTATTCGCATCGGTCACGGTTGGCACCGTTGGTAAACCTTTGAGTTCAGGATGATTTAAAAGAGATTTCTGCAGCGCGTTCGACTCAAAGAAGATGCGGGTATAGGCATGGGTCTGGTGCAGTTGCTTCAGCTTAATCAACCCTTCAAGCTGGCTCACGTTTTCAGCCCATACGTCCCACAGGTACAGTTTATTGAGCTGCGGATTATGTTGCCATGTGGAAATGGCGAACAGGTCAGATCCTTCCCCTTTCGGATCCACGCCCGCATATTTTAAGCCGGTGGGGGGAAGCGTCCAGTTGTGCAGCCACTCTGATTTGAGGACGATGCCTTCCATCCCGCTGGGGTCGTTCTGCATCTGGCAGTTGAAGATCAGGGTGCCGAGATCGTTTCTTTTCTCTACGAGTTTATCATAAGACCAGTAGGCAGGCCACAGCGCGTTCGTGGTTTCTTTTCCCTGTGCATCAAGGAGAATCGCTTGCCTCACCGATTGAGGCCACTTCTCAAGGAGGGCGGTGTAGAGGTCTTTGTACCCCCACCTCGTTCCTATCACGATTACGGCGCCCTGTGGGAACAGGGTCGTTAACAATACCTTGTGGAACCATGTGTCGGCTCGTTCAATCGCCAGCGGCGTAATAATGTCTTCTTCGTCGATCAAGTCATCGGCGATGATGAGGTCGTTGCCTCCGCCGGTCAGAGGCCCTTTGAGGCCTGTGGCGTAGAGGGTGGGAAACTTGCTGATGGTCGGACGCTTCACGATAAGTTCTGTGTTGGTCCACTTGTCAGGGGAGGGGGGCTTCACGTTGGGGAAGATGGTGAGATAGTGGGGGTCGTGCTCGATTCGTGTCTTCACCGCTAATACGGATTGTTCAGCCAGTGATGCGGTTTTGGATACTAAGGTAATGTGAATGTCGGGATATTTGCCGATTAACCAGCTAATGTAGTTAATAGCGATGCATTCGCTTTTGCCGTGTTTGCGTGGCCACAGCACCAAATATTTCTTGGTGGGGTTGGAGGGTCCGAACTCATATTGTAAGAAGTCGTAGAGGTCATCGTGGAAGTCGGCGTTCCGGTAGCCTAGTTCCCCTGTGAAGAATTTAAGGCTGCTTCGCGCCATTGAGGCTCTGTTTGGGATGTAAGGCTTCAACTGCTCGAGTGACATAGTCTCGCTGTTCGGGGGTGAGGGTTTGAAGGTCTGCATCTTTCGGTTTCACATTCTCCGTGAGTTCTTGACTGATCTTGGTTGGGAAGAACTTATCCAACAGATGCGCCCTATACCTGAGTTTAATGTCATAGTCAGGACAGAGGCTTATATCCGCAAGTTGTTTCCGTAGAAGCTCCTGTTTGAAGTTCTCGGCGTATGGTGAATCCATGTCTCTGCGGATTGTGATGTTGCTTGTGCGGTAGCCTTCCTCTTTCATCCTGTTCTCAATATCCCAAACGGGAAGTCCCATGACGGACAGTTCTATGGTGCGTTGTATTCGTCCCGCACGTTTTAGTGGAAGTTGCTCGTTTTCGCTCAATTCAGTTTCACTGTCTTCTTTCCCGTCCGCTTCTCCCAGCGGTTAATAATCGTTTGCATATAAGGTCGATCCACATCCTTAATCGGCAACTTGATCACAGGCACCTGATAACTCAACCGAGGGAATGGTAACGTTAGGCAACAGAACCCTTACTGGGTGAGATGGGTTTTCACGTATTGGTTGTACTCCGTCTTCAACTGATCGTAGCGGAGGCGCAGATCATTCATCGAGGCAATCGTCTTCGCGTTCACGTCAAGCAACTGGGTGAGATGCGCGTGACTGGCCTCAAGCAGCGCGTGATGCGACTGCTCCGCCGCGTCAAGCAGCGCCTTGAAGCTGGCTTGCATCTGCGTTAAGGAGAGGGCATACCCGTCCTTCAGCTGCGAGGCGGTCTGCTCAAGATCGTGGATCTTCATCTGCAGATGCTCTACC